ATTGAGGTAAGGTCGAATTGTACTAATGCCCTACTATTACCCAATAGAGTAGTGTTATCGGTATCGTAGAACTTACCGATTTCAAGAATCTCATCCTTGCCCGTATTTTGTAATTTACGAGAAGTGTCCTCATATAGGGTTGCATCTTTACTTGGATATATTCTATAAATCATCTCTTACCTCTTAAAATAATGATACCACTCTACCCTTGATATCTACATCTGGATACTTCACCTCAAAACAAGTTGGGTCTTTAGGTGGGTAAACGATTCCATCACGAGTTGCATTTTTGATATTGTATTTATTCGTTGAGTAGTTTCCATCGTATTTATTTACGATTTGAAGACCACCATTACCATCTCTATCAGGTCTAACTACCGATTGAACTCCATCAACTCTATCTAATAATACATAAATATCAGTTAGAACTATTGGCTTGTTGATACCCATTCTATCGATGTTAAAATATTTTTTTAGTGCATCTATACATCTCAACAATACTTCGTTTGAGTTGTAGTTTGGAAGTACGATAATCTCAAACTCAATCCCAATATTTACTATGTATGCATTTTTTATGTTTACCGCATCAGTCAAAATACGATAGTAAGACATATAGTTTTGTAGGTTTTGTTTGGTTGCAGGGTTTAGTAGTGCTAACTTTTTATCTTTGTCATACCCCAATGTATAGAAGTTAATTGCCAATGGATTTGGAATTGGGTCTGGTCCATCATCCAATAATGTATTGATTTGGAAGTCAGGTGCAACATACGCTTTAGCAACCGAACCAAATTGTGGTGGTAATGCATATGCTCTTAATAGGTAGTCTTCTTTAGTTACTGCTCTATTTTGTGCTCTAAAGTATGCAATTGCATTCTCTCTAACTTCTTCAATCTCTTCCTCGTATGCACCACCACCTGCTGCTTGTTCGTTCGTTACTGCAATTGAGTTTTCTATCGTATTGTAAGTACTTGTTACTAATCCAGTACTATCGGTTTCAACTACTCGCTCTATTATATTGGTTAAGTCTGAAGATTGTACATTATCATCAACACCATTACCAATTCTATAACGAACGTATAATACAGTATTTGCAGGAGCAACACCATATGTTTTAGCGTACATAAAGTTTGATGGGTCAATGCCTTGGTCAAGGTCTCCACTCGCAGGATATAATGCAGAACCTACATTATCTGGGTTTGGTAGTATTTCTTCATCAGCATTTGATGATACACCAGACCCAAATTGAATGTCAATTTTACCATCATCAGTAATTCGAGTTACATATCTCTTAGGAACTCGTTTAAGTTTGAGTAGAGATGGTGTTTCACTAGCATACCCAGACATAGCAATTGAGTAATCAGTTGTGTTTGGTAATTCCTCAAACACAGTATCTTGAGCAAGATAATCTACCTTAGTCCACTCATCACCATCATCATCAGTTATTTCAACAACATCTACCAACCCATCTTCATCTTCAAGTCTTATTTTATCATATGGTTTTGGTGTGTCAAATGTATATGTTGCAACTTTTTCTCTACCACTAACTGCTTTAACATATTTCTTCAATAGGTAATAAACTGGTTCATCGGTTGTTTCATCAATTTGATAAACCGATACTTCAGTAGGGTCGAATGATGATGAGAATCCAAATCTGACCTTATCAATTGTCGTGAACTCAACATCCGAGTTTGTTGATGAACCAACGACCATCCCTTCTTTAAGAGTTAAGGCATAGTCAAAGTTAGGTTTTACAGTATCACCACTACCTTGTGCTGGTACTATTTGGTAAACAGTTAATGTTGTTGTGGCAGGAACATACAACTTAGGTTTATAGCCAAGGGATTGTGCGATTGTGAATACATTAGATTTTTCTTGTGCTTCTTCAAGGATAGATTCTCTTAACTGAACATCCGTGTAGTATGATAATACATCACCCACATACGATGCCATTTCCATAAACATCATACCTGGAGATGATTCGTTAAAGTCATTATAGGTATTTGGGAAATAGTTTTTTGTAAAGTCGATTAAGTTCTTTCGGATATCACCGAAATCCCTTCCAACTAAGTTTACATCTTTTTTTACTTTATCTGCCATCTTCTATCCTCAGACAATAGAAACATTACCCTGCTCGGTAACGAGTATTGTTATTTGTGTATTTGCACCGTTTTCAGTAACCTTAACTTTTAGTAATATCTCAACACGATTGCTGTCTTCTAATGTAGTTACGTTTACATCATCTACTATAATATAAGGTAACCAAAACTTTATATCTTCACGAAGTGAATCTTCTAATTCTACATTTAAGTTTTCTGATATTTGTTCGAATAATAAGGAGTAAACATCAGAACCAAATAAAGGTTGGAATGGTCGTTCACCCTTTCGTGTCAGTATCAGATTTTTAAGATTAGATATTGCCTGCTCTTCGGTAGTATAAGACAATTTAAACAATGGGTCACCACCCAATGGTAGTTGCACCCCAATTGCTTTATTAGGTTTTAGGTCTAATGGATTTCTCCTATACTCCTTACGAATTGGCATTATTTACCCTTCTTATTATTCATATGTTTCATCAAACCAGAGTAGTCTCTTGTTAATGCATTAACCACTGCTTGACCTGCTTCAGTTTGTTGTAATTGCTGTGTAGATACTTGACCACCTTCAGCAGTTTGTAATACTTGTGGTTGTTGACCACTCATCATACTACCAAAACTTTGTGCTTGAGATGAGTTAAACATACCCCCACCAACTCCATTAGAGTTGATATTTCTCCACTCACCACCTTGTGCAGTTTCGTTCAACATATCATTCAACATAGAGTTTTTAGTGAATGACTTTGCCCATGCAGCCTGCTGTTCTTGTTTTGTTTCGAAGATATGTTCTACATCAAGCGGGTCTTTTTCAACAACTTTTGGTTGTGATTGTTTCATCTCATTCATAATCGATTTACGAAGTGCCTTTTCTTTTTTAGCAACTTCCTTCTTAACCTCTTCTTTGATGATGAGTTGAATTGCTTTAATTAGTTTCTTAGTATCCATAATAATAAATATGTTTGTATATAATTATTGTTTCATTAATGTTAACTGAGTTTTGATTTGTGCAGCTGCGGTTGCAATTTGTGGACCTACTGCAGCAAGAGATGCAATTGGTGCAGGTCCTACTGGTGTTACCTCAATAGCACTTGTAAGTGCCGGTGCTAATTGTATCAATGTATCGGTAATTGCTTCTAACTGAGAGAATATAATATCCATATCAGCTTTCCAATTTGGAGTAGAGACATTTACGGATTTATTACCACTAATCAAAACCGAATCTGATTTAGAGTTAATCACAACTCGGTCTGAGTTTAGTATGAGTTGTGGGTTGGAATATTGCCCAATTGGAATAACACCCAATGAAAATCCATTAGATGGTTTAAGACTTACCTTTTGTTTAGAAGTCATCCAAATAGAAGTAGAGTCTTCGTTTACATCTTCAATGACAAACTTATTGTAACCATTAGAATTACCAGCACCATTCCTTAGTATAGTGATTGGTGCCTTTGGGTCAGTAGATGTCCAAGATGGAGATTCAGTAGCACCCTTTATTTTATTATTAGTTAATTTTGTGTTTTGAGGGGTGTATCCAAAACGAATTGATTGCCCAAATCTACCCTCATATATTATATCACCTAAAAATGGTTGCAGTTGAGATAGACTTGATACTTCTTCAAACCCATTACCAAGATTTACAGATGAGTCGGTAGATGATTGATTCGGTATACCATTTGTTATTTGAGAAAAATTAATAGAAGGAGTACCTTGTAGAACCATACCACCAGGTAATGCGTTATGATTTATGTTACCTTGAAGTCCTATTGGAGTTGTATAGTAATTTTTAGTAGATGCTTTTAGTCCGCGGGATTCATCACCATACGCAGTATATACATAAACTTGCTCCCCAATTATAGGAATTGACCTATTATTTGGTGTAAATGGAAAACATCTAACAGTATTATTGTTTTTACCTTGCTTTACACTAACAGTAATACTATTTAGATTATCATACTCATCATCTGATAAGTATACGCCGATTACCGTTCCTAATTTCATTCACCATCTCCATCTTCTTTAGGTAGGTCTTTCTCAACCTCATCAATGGCTTCCATCAATTGTCTCTTTTCTTCATCAGACAATAACATACCACCACTTTCACCACTATTACTATCCTTCATCATTCGTTGAACAATAGCAGCAAGTTTGATTAAAGCATCATCATTCTTTACTGAGATGTCTAAGTATTCTTTGATAAGAGGTACTACTACCGAGGCATCATTCAAAGTTTTAACCATTGGTTCAAGTTGTGCAATCAACAACTTGATTTGTCGGTCTTTCTTTTTTTGATTCGAGTAGATGTCAGACATAATATCTGAGAAACTCTTATCTTTAAATAATTTAGTATCCTTATCCATTAAACTCCTCTACCCTATGGGTTATCGGTAGAACATCCCCTGCCATATAATCAAGGTATAGTTCTCTATAAATTAGTTTCATCTTACCAACCACCTTTGTGATGTATTGAGTTTGAACACCAGTCCTCTCTCTAATAAGTATGTAAAGTGCCTTTTTGTTGTATGAGTAAAGGTTATCTCGTGTCCTAAATAATTCAGTTAGGGAGTCAGCGATTTTTCTATCTCTATCTTTGTTGAACAATATGAATACATTGTAGTCCATATAACGAACATAATAATCCATAAAGTCTTTCAATGCTTCTTGTTGTTTTTTGTCGTAGACTTCATTGATGATATTACGAGATGAGTCAATCACTTCGATACCATCTCTCATTTTCATTCGTTCGTAGTTCTTGTTGTTCTCGTTGAACAAATAGTTTCTTGCAATTACTGTAAAGTATGAAAATGCTCTACCATTCTCACCCTTAAACTTATGAATCTTCTCATTCAAGAATGCAACTACGTTTGCCTTCACATCTTCATACGGAACTTCGAAGTAGTAAGTCTTATATGTATGAATTACATTCTCCGCGAGTTTATCAAATGGGTAGTGAATAAAACGATTGTAGATTTTATTCTTTAGTCGTTGGTCATCACATTGGTTATATGCATTGATTGCAATCTCAGTAATCTTAGTGAAATACCTTTTACTCTTCCTCTTGCGTCCCATAGTATTCTTCCAATTCTGAAATTACTTCATACATCTGCTTAAACACAAACCCAGTCTCATCATCTGCTTCAAAAGACCCAATTCTATCAATCTCTTTCATACGAGCCATCGATGAATCAATACGACTTGCAATTTCAGCAATGGTTGTTTCTTGCTCTTCTACCACATCCTCTTGTGCTTCATTCTTACGAAGAAGATTCCAAGTGGTATACCCAAGAGTAATTGTGGTTAGTGATAATAGTATAATAGTTACAATCATTACTCTACAATATCTTTGAATGCATCGAATACACTTTTAGTATCCGTAGTGCTATTAGTAAATGCTTCACCCAAATCACCTTTCTTAGGTCTACCATTTGTAGTGGTGCGAGTTGACTTCACTGGATTCATCTCTTGTTTCCATCTTTGTGTTTCGAATGTGCACGCATTCAAATCTGCTTGGTGCATAATGTGAGGTAGTGGTGTCTTTAGTTTTTGGTCAGCAAATGTTTTTCTCAAATACTCACCATTGCTATCATCATACAATCCATCAGTCAGCTTCATACTAATCCACTCCTCTTGAGTACACTTTACACCAAAGTAGTTTAGTAAGTAGAATGTTCTATCATTGGTATTCATCCAATGAATATCTGCATTTGGTTTGTAAATCTTACCTTGGTTCTTAACGTGCCATTGTGAGTCGTTCTTAATGTAGTAATCAGCA